GATACATCTACCGTAACAGGTGGAAACAATACAGTTAATGTAACACTCAAGATTGAGCGTGCGTCCGATGAAGAGGCTGAACGTTTTGCTCGTAAAGTAACGGACTATATCCAAAAAGGAAATGAAATCTCAATGATGGGACGCTCATAATGTCAACACTAAAAGAACTTTTAAATGAAAAGAAAAATAGAGATAATGCTAGAGCCAGGGACCAAAAAAGCAAAAAGAACATTACTAATTACAGTAATGAAAGTTTTGTTTTAAATGTTAAAATTCTTGAACTTCGTAAAAATATTACGGATTATGAAAAAATCATTGCTCAACGTGACATTCTTTACAACGCAAAAGAAAAAGAATATTATCAAACAGATGGTTCAACATTAACAGATAATCATCTTAATGATTTATTAACCAATGTATCTTACGGAAAAATTGGAACACAAACTTTTAAAACTGTAATTTCTAAATGGAAAAAAACCATTGAAGATGATGATAAAAAAATTGCTGTCTATCAAAAGAAAATTGCTGAACAACAAATTATCTTTAATAATGGAAAAGGACAGGTTGTTCCGAAGCCAGTAACAACTTCAGCAGCGCCAGCCGCAACAACTTCGGAAGGTAATGCTTCTTTTTCAACTGATTGGAAGTACAACGCTCCAATGGTTAAGAGCGCTTATTTTACCAGTTCTAAAGGTGTGAGCCAAAGCCTTGTTGGTATAACCAATGATGGTAATTTTGTTGATGCAGGTAAATACCAAGACGCACTCAATGCGTGGACAAATACCACGGGTGGACGAGGCACACTGCAAATGGACAGAAAGTTTGTAAAAACTATTGCAGATAGCCAAAATAATACAGTTGCTCTTGACCCACAAATGTATGGTTTTAAATTCCTATACAATCCAAAAGAAGTAGCAATGTCATGGAACCAGTTAATGGCAATGGACCCTTTTTATGAGTCTACTGGTCAAGATGCCTACACATCAGTGTCTGCTCAATTGGTTGCTTCAACAGTTGAACTTACTTTGCTCCTTAATCGTATTGGTGATTTTGCATACATAAATGAAAATGGTTTTAATTCAGGATTTGGAAATGAAGACCCAGCGTATGCAAAATTTTTACAAGATGACCTTAAACAAGGCGGCACTATTACAAATCCTTATCCAAGTTTGGTAGACCTTGATGATATAAAAGAAATTTATAAAAAAGGAACAATGTACGATTTAGAATACTTGTTTAAAACAATTAATGGACCTCACGCTACATTTACTTCTTTATTAAATGGAAAAACAGCAGACCGTGGTTGGATACGCCCAACGTTTGTTGAATTACACCTTGGAGCAGGAATGCGTTACCGTGTACGTGTTATCGAACTTTCTGTTACTCATTCTATTTTTAACAGTCGTATGGTACCGATTCTTTCAAGCGTTAAACTGGTTCTTGGTCGTTTTAATGATGGACCTCAAAATTATTCTGCTTCTGATTCAGGTGTTGCATACAGTACATCTACTGGGCTTTCTTATAATCCAAATGCTCAACCTGGAGGAGCACGATGATATATCTTGACAGCCGATATTCTGACGGTAAACTTACAAAAACATACAACTCACGTAAAAATTCTTATGATTTAGTTGTATATCGAACATGGCCAGATTATAGTGTGTCTTTTTTTTATTATGAATGGAAAGAAACAGACCGACTAGACGTAATTGCATTACGTTATCTTGGTCAACCAACTTTATGGTGGCAAATACTTGATATTAACCCAGAAATTATAAATACTTTAGATATTAAACCTGGAACACAGATTCGTATACCAAATGAATAACTTGTCCGTTCAAAACCGTACTGGTTCTAAGTTTACTGTAACTTACCCAGATTTTCCTTCTGTAAAAATACAACCGCACCACATCACCATACACCAAGAAATTGGTCACCACGATGTTGTAGAACTATCATACACAAGGTTTAATTCTTTTTATCAAAAAGTTTTAAAAACAGGAGTACCTGTAAAAATTATTTGGAAGAATGACAAAACATCTGAAACTTTTACTGGATATGTAATGGATGTGACCCCTGTTGTTCAACAATCCATTAATAGACCAACAATTATTCGATGTATAAGTGCTCCTCTTGCATTAAAAGAGGGAGGATATAAAATTTGGAAAAATCAAACTGGTGCTCAAATTGTTTCTAGTATTGCAAAAGAATTTAAATTAAAACCAATAGTTACTGAAGACAATGTTATTTTTTCTCAACAATCTCTTGCTGGACACACGTATTGGGAAAAGATTCAAGAGATAGCAAAACGCAAAGGACATGTTGCTCATTGTTATGGGACTGAATTGCATTTTCATCCACTAGATAAAATGATTGATATAGCAATGACCGCAATTCCAATCTTTTCTTTTATTGAGCCATACGGAACTCCTTGGGCATCGGTGCTATCTCAAACTCTTGACCATTTTAAACCAACAAATGGAGACTTTTTTTCGCATGCTGACAACAAAAGAACTACAAAAACAGTAAGCGTTGTTGACCCCCTTACATCAAAAATGTCCACCTATACAGGAAAGGCTAATGGTGTAGGAAAAAATTTACGAGAAACTACAAAAGACCCATTATTTAAAGAAATTTTATCTGGAGTAATCACAGGTACAGCAAAAATGGCGGAGTCCTTAGCATCATCCCATGCTCAGTTGTCACGTTTTTCTATACACGCTGAAGGACGAGGGCAAGGTGACCCAAGAGTTGCTCCATATAGAACAATTGAAATTAATGGTACTGGGTCAACTACTGATGGGTTTTGGGTAATAAAAAAGGCTACACATAAACTGACTCTTGATGGACGTTACACAATTGATTTTACTTGCATGGCAGACGGAGTGGATAGAAACAAAGCAAGCAATTCAAGGCCTTCTACAGCAAGTAAAGTTCCTCTTAGAAATTTAAACTATGAAACAACCACAGGGACCACAGTGAACCCAACTTCAGTTAAACTTAATGCTGTGACGCCACTCATAGCACAGACAAACGCTGGGTGGAAAGTTACTCCAAGACGATGGGTAGGTATGTAATGGCTGAAATTGGTATTGCTTTACCATTTGCTATTGATGCTTACGGTAAAGTTAACGTAACTGACCAACAACCAAAATTATGGGCGGACCGTGTTCGTTCAGTGATTGGAACTGCAATTGGTGAAAGAGTTGTGCGTCCAGAGTTTGGAAGTGAAATTTCGTATGCTGAATTTAAAACAGCAAACGATGCATCTGCACAAATTGAAAATACTGTTGTACATTCTTTTGAAACACAATTAAATAAGTTGCGTCTTCAAGGCGTAACAACCACACTAGATGAATACACAGGAACCTTAAACGTTACTATTGTGTACGCACTACCAAATCAAGACCTAGTTACAACAAACATTGGGTTTGCTTCTATCAATGGAAACGACCCAACAGTCAAGGAGATAATGTGAGCACCACACCCGTTTCAAGTATCCCAATCTCAATTGATTACACCAGCAAAGATTACTACTCATTACGAGAAGAATTAATCACACGTATTCAAGACCGTGTACCCAATTGGGCGGCATCTGACCCAGCAGATTTTGGTGTTGCTTTAGTTGAAGCCTTTGCGTACCTTGGTGATGTTATGTCTTACTACATTGACCGTAACGCTAATGAAGCATTCATGGCAACTGCTACACAAAGAGCCAGCGTAATAAACATCGCTCAAACCTATGGGTATATTCCAGCGGGATATCGTCAATCTTTTACAACATTTAATCTTACTAATACTTCTGGAACACAAGTTGTTCTTCCAGCAGGAACTGTATTTTCAGGAGATGTTGTTATTGGAGACATTGTTCAAAAAATTTATTTTACTACAAATGCAGATGCAGTAGTCCAAGAACAAATTGGAGATACTGCTGGAACTTACAGCATTACCGCTAATGAAGGACGTCCAGTTACTTTAGTTTCAAACAATGCTAATACTTACGGAGAACTTATCGGAGTTGCTGCGGGAACTCCTAACACAACGTTTGCTTTAGGTGAGACACCTGTAGTAGATGGTTCCGTAGAAGTGTATGTGCAAGACGGTGATGTTTACTCTAAATGGACACAAGTTCAACACCTCATTGACTACAACCCAACGGACCAAGTATTCCAAATTACTGTAGATGAAAACAATGTTGTATACGTTAACTTTGGTGATGGCGTATCTGGTTTTATTCCTACTAAGTATTCAGAGGTAAGAGCCAAGTACACAGTTGGTGGTGGGGTTCTTGGTAATGTAAACGCAGCAACCATTACAGAAATTAATTACGTACCAGGACTTTCTGAATCAGAAATAACAGCATTAGGTAGCGCAATTACAGTAACTAATGAAGCAGCACTAGGTGGTTCTGACCCTGAAACATTGGACCAAATCCGCATATCTGCACCCCTTTCTTTGCGTGCAAACAACAGAGCAGTAACGCTACAAGATTACGCAGACCTTGCACTTGGAGTCACAGGTGTTGGAAAAGCAAATGCTGCAGCAGATGTTTGGACATCTGTTACTGTGTACATCGCACCAAGTCGTTCAGTTACTGATACTGATTTAGCACCAGGTCTTGATGATATGGGTGACCCAACTATTGAATATGAAAACATCAAGTCATCAGTTACCAACTTTTTATCAACACGTACTCTCTTAGGTACAACTGTCACTATTCAACCACCAACATATGTTGATTGTGTTCTTGATATTGCCTATACAAAACTTCCTCAATACACCACTACAGAAGTTGAAACCTCTATTAAATCAACTATCCTTACATCATTTGGTTATACTGGAATGAATTTTCAAGACACCATTTACCCACAGGATATTGAGTTTGTTCTTCAACAAATTCCTGGAATTAAAGTTGCTAAAGTTTTAGTGCTTCATCGTCAAGGTGATTCTGGACTACTAACCCTTACTGGTACACCAAGTGAAATCTTNCGTTTCNTAGAGAGCAANGTCACTGTTGGTGAGATATGAGTTATGCAGTAGACCCCGTTAAGCGCCTTCACGGTGTTTACAGAGCAGTTGTTACTGAGAATAGAGACCCAGATAACTTGCGCCGTTTAAAGTTACAGGTACAAACAACTGGCCCAGAAATCACTGATTGGGTTTGGCCTGTCTACCCATCAAGCGTACAGACTGAACCACCAGCCATTGGNCAAGGGGTTTGGGTTTCTTACATTGGTGGAGACCCAGAGTACCCAATTTGGCTTGGTTCTTTTGGAAAAAATAAAAGCGCTAACAAACAAATTTTTATTAAACCATTAGCAAATACCGTTTCATTAACTGGTTTAACCCCTTACATCAAAATTAATACTATGAAAGATGGGACTACTGAGTTAGATTTAACTGA